ATTCTATGACCCACAGCATAGCATGGAAATAGTATTGACAAACAACCCTACGGTGTCTTATATTAACTTATGAAGCTATATCGCATCCAAGCTTTCGTAAATGGCTCCTATTTAAATGGGAATGTGGAAGCTCCGGACGATAAAGCTGCTCTGTTAAAGTTTGCAGAGCTTGTTGAACAAGGACATATTAAAGTAGACACTTCGAATAAACAAAGTCAAAGTGGATTCTACGCAGATAAAGGTGTCCGGCTAACGTATGAGGAGTTTACCAATGGCGTTACAAATGATGGTACAAGAGAAGCTAAACTTAGAGCACAAATGGGCTCGGTTGGCTACTACGGGTCAACAGGACGAGATGAAAGTGGCCTCATTTCGAATAAAAGACCTGAAGACACAGATAGAAATTAAAATGGAACAGGAACAGAAACCAAGTATAGTTACTTAGTTATCGGAGCCATTTTAATTCCTTCTTTTAAAAGGGGTAAAACCTTAAGGGTATACTCGCGCATATCTTTTTCAAACAAGAATGACATATCACATATATCCGGGTGTTTCTCATCACACTTACCATTTAAAGCTTTTAAAAAATTTTCTTCATCAGCGTTTTTTGCTCTATAAACTAAAGCATACTCACCTATTTTTTTAAAATATTTTAATCGCTTTGCACCATCTATTAATAAATTATTTTCATCTATTACTATTGGATTTAGCATTCCATTTTTTTTAAAATGTTTTTCTTCTTCTTCATCAACAGTAATTTCTACAGTAGGAACCATAGTAATTTTGTCAAAGGCTATGTGAACTAATCTAGTTTTAAACAATTGATACCAGGGGTGAACCGTGGTCGTTGATCCTTGAGTCGTGGTTAATAATTCAGCCATTGGCTACCTCGTGAAATTTAAGTTGTCTTCTTTTAGATAGGTAAGGTAACATTGTTCTTAAAATATCTAAAGCTTTTTCTTTCTTAGTTACTCTCCAGCTGTACATTAATTTATGTTTAGGGTCTTTTGGCTTCCTAGAATAGATAGCTCCCGTTTTAAAAAAAGTTAAAAATCTCAATACTATATCTCCATCGGACATATCTACCGCCACTCTTAATTGTCTTGTTTTATTCTTACCCTTTGACCATATACCAAAGGTTCCTTCTCCATCAAATACACCAGCTAAATATCCTAATTCATCATTTGGCATTTCCCCAGGAATCTCCTAATTTTTTATCTACCACAAAGGGTACTTTAAATTCGATACATCCTTCCATTATTTTCTTGATTTCTTCTGCCATTGATTCGTCTTTCACATTAAAACATAGTTCATCATGGATCTGTAAGATAGGTAGAAAGCCTGCGTCTGCACATGCTAACATTGCCTGTTTAGTTTGATCGGCTGATGATCCTTGTATTAATCTATTTAAGGCCTTATAGGTATAAGCCCTTTTAATATTGTCTCTTCCATACTTAGCGACTGCATTATCAAATGTTTCTGCAGTATGTAAGCCGAAGTCTCTAGGCTCCCACATATTGAACCTACACTTTCGACCTTTTTTAGTTCTAATAATACCTTTCTCACTTGCGGTTTGCATACATCTATCGGATAATAGCTTCACAAATGGAACTTTATTGTTATATTTTGATATTAGCTGTGTTGCTTCTTCTTTTGATAATCCAAGAGAATTAGCTAGTTTATTCTTACCCATTCCATACATTAAACCTAATCCAATAGTCTTGGCTTGAGATCTTTCAATCCCTACTAAATCAGCTACAGTTTGGTGAAAGTCTGCACTAGCTTCATGATAAGCCTGGATTAATTCATTACTTCCTTCATAGCCATCCCCTATAGATGCTGCATAGTGAACCGTCATTCGTGGTTCTTGCTGAGAATAATCAAAGCTGCCCCACTTACATCCCTCTTCAGGAACAAATAAAGATCTAATCATAGGCCCAAACTCTTTGTTTCTAGCTGGAACCTGCTGTAGGTTAGGATGAGACATAGATAGTCTTCCCGACACAGTTCCGCCATTATCTGATCTCAGTTGATTTATTTCACCGTGTATTCTTCCATCGACCTGGTACTTCATGATAGAAGATAAGAAGGTATTATGAAATTTATTTATTTCTCTTGCCTTAACAATTAACTTCGCAATTTTATGTTTACAGTTGAACAACCAGTTTTGGGTAAATGATGGCTCGTTTGTTTTTGCAGTCCTTGGGTACTCTATCTTCAACTTATCAAAAGCTATGGCAATCTGGCGTGCTGCCCAAATGTCTATGTCTGTTCCTGATTCTTTTTTTATTGCCATCAACAATTCTTTTTCTTGGTGTCGCATTTTTGTTTGTAGTTGTTGAGCTAATTCCACTTGTACTCTTACCCCTCGTTGACGCATTTTTATAAGCACTGGTAATAAGTTAGACTCTAATTCCCATACTGTTCCTAGACTTTGATGAACAATTTCTTTTTTAAGTTGTTGCCACAGAAGGAACGTGAGTCGTGCATCTTGTTCAGCGTAAAATCCAACATGCTCCGCAGGTAACTTCCACATCTCGGCTTTGGGATCTACACCATGATCTTTAGCTGCTAAGATTAAATCTGTTTCTGCTTTAATCTCCCCCAGGTAATCTTTAGATAAAGCATTTAAAGAATAAGAGAATCTATTTTCATCAACGATAGCTGCAGCTACCATCGTATCAATTATCTCTCCATTAATTTTATAACCTTCCTTTTCTAACCAACCTACATCGTACTGAGCATTATGAAAAATTTTAGTGCAAGGTAAAGCACAAACATCTTTCATATATTTTTGTACTTGTTCCGGTATCATGTTACCACCGCCGAAATGTTTAAAGGGATAGTATCCTTGCCAACCTTCAGTAGCTACTGCAAAACCTATAATGTTTCCATTACCTGTAGCCCATCCTGCCCCCAGGCCAGATGAGATGCCATCGTCTCTAGTTTCTAAATCAATTGCTATTTCTTTTGCGTGTGAAAGATCTTTATATTCTGCAGGACAAGACCAAATATGTTTTTTAAAGTTCATTGATAATTGTAAACTCATGCGTAGTCTCTCTCTTTAATTATTTCTAGGCAATGAATTGCTTTATCAATGCTTTTTTCTTTTCCTTTAAGCCTATGTCTACAAATATATTTAATAGCTTCTCCTTCTGCCCATTCCAAATGATTTTCTGAAATGAATTGGGCTGGTTCAATTTTAAATCCTTTATAATGAGTTCCATCTACTTGTTTATGTAGACTTGCGTAAGTAGTTTCCTTAAAGAGGTCTTTGTCCGTCATCCTTTTTCTCCTTCCTATGCAATCTTATCTGAGCTTCTTCTGTTATTTTTAATATATCTTTCCACCCAGTTTCTTTTTTAATTTTCTTTATCATATTTTTTAAGTCTTGATAATACTGTTTATCTGGTTTGTTCTTGGACATAAACTAAATAATCTGCTCCCAATGGATAGTTATATTTGTAATCCGTTGTTAACAAATGAATCGTATCTCTAGCACGAGTTGCACCTGTATACCAGACTTTTTTTTCATCAATTTTTTCTTGTTTTGTTTTACTTTTAAAGTTGGATGGAAAATTTCCTTTTCCATATAAGACAACGTGATTAGCCTCTCCCCCTTTTACTGAATGAATTGTATCAATAATAATCTGGGGGTCTTCATCGAGTTGTTTTTGACCATACCGACGAAGGAGTCTTAAAAAATAAATAATTTGTCGTGGAGTAAAATTTCTTCTTAAAATCCACCACCATTGTTTCTGCTGCGCTTCATCAGGTAGATCTAATCCACACCATTCTTTTAAATCTTTAAAATTATACTCTTTAAAATCAGGTTCATTAATCCAAAATTTAGTAGCTCTGTAGTCTGAACTTTTAAGTTCTCTAATATACTTATACATTTTTTCTGCTTGACGTTTATCTATTTTTTTACCGGAAGATATTCTGGTCCAAGCTTTAATGGCTTCCCATTGAGAGGGATCAAAACATTTATTATTATCATTATCTGAATAATATAATCCTGCATCTTTGGCTACCATTCTTAATTCATTTACTGTGCTATTAATTCTTCCTAAGATGTACCAAGTTCCTTCTAATTGAGAAAAAGGAATCTCCTTAAAATTTAAATATCTTTTTACAAATCCTTTTTTATCTACATGTTCGTAATCTTTTTCTTCACTATCTAATATACCTCTTCGAATAATTTGGGAGAAATGATGAACTGCTTCTCCAAATCTTTTTGTCTTTCTTAATTTAACTTTTCGTCCTGGAAAGAAAGTTGTAAAATATTTAGGATCAGCACCATTCCATTTATATATTCCTTGGTCATCATCTCCTGCTAAATAAATTCTATCTATCTTATCTGCCATTTTGTAAATGACAGACCATTGTAATGGAGTACAATCCTGAGCTTCATCCAGTATTAATATTTTAAGGGGTGGAAAATTTACTTCATCAATTGCTCTTTCAATCATATCATCAAAATCTATAAAGGATCTTTCCCCTCCAGACTTCTTATAATTTTCATAAGTTTTTATTTTTCTTATAAATACATCTAATGAATCTCTTTTGTATGATTCTCTTTTATAGATGTCAGTTGGGTTGGCTAACATATTTCGGGCTTTACTATAAATAGATAAAGACCAATCCTTATAAGTAAAATTATCATCAGCTAATCTTTTATCACTACTCTTAACAATTTTAGTTTGTAATGCATAATCAATCATACAATCTTTAGGATCAAAAACTTCCTCTTCAAAATATCTTCTGCAATATTTGTGAAGTGTTTTAAATCTTTCAAAATCGTTAGTGTTGTATTTAGGAAAAGCTTTTACTGCTCTTTCCACCGCCGTGTTAACTGCTTTATTAGTAAAAGAAATAAAAGCTATTTCATTTGGATTAACACCTTTTTTTAAATGTCGTTTAAGTACTCTTTCAATAAGTGTGTGGGTTTTACCTGTGCCTGGGGGTCCAAAAATTTTAATCGTTTTGTGGTATAGGCTTTTTAGATTCTGTAGTTCTGAATTTTCCGGTATGGAATTCATCGTCTAGCTCCGTTGTGGTTTTCTTCTTTGTAGTTTGTTTTATCTTAACATGGTTTACAAACTCAGGCATGGTTACATACCATACATTTTGTACCCCTTCAAAATAGTCATGTCTTTGGCAGCCTAATAATTGAAAAGCCTCCATAGTATTTTTAAATTTTTTATTTCCTGGACGCGATAACCAATTATTAAGTGTACTTCTTTTGAAATAACACATATTAGTTTTAGAATCTAAAACTACATATCCATCTTTAAGTTTTTCAAAATCATCTTGTTCAATTGTTTGTTCAAAAAAAGCTTTTAGCACATCATATTTTTCTTCTTCAATAGTATCTGTATATTTAGCTTGCT